GAGGTTTTCATTTCTATGCCTTACATGTACATGATGTTTACTGAGCCGCTGTCAAACGATCCAGAATCTGGCTCTATCTTCAATTTATAAAGCGGTCCTGAAAGGTCTACTGTACCGCCACCAACAAAAATTAAGTCTGAACCAGTCCCAATATTGCTTTGATAAGACCAAATGTCGTTTGTTGCGTCCAATAATGAAAGTATTAATTGACCTGAAAAAGTTCTACCCTGCGAGCTACCCTGTCCAAATGGAACTATGTTGGCGGTAAATGAATAAGAGACAGAAAAAGTACCAGACACTAACCCTAGACTGTAACCACTAAATCCACTCGTCTCGTAAGCACTAGAAGTCCCTAATTTAACTCTAATGGGCATATCGACACCGGTTGAGTTTAATGAGACTGTGTTAAAACTTACAACAACCATCTTTGTGCCAGAAGGGATGCCTGTGAACTCTTTTGATGTTCCACTTGTCGTGGCTAAGGGAGTGGCTAAGGTAAAGCCAGCGGATACAGCAGACCAAGTTGGTAATGAACCTGAACCAGCAGACGTTAACACCTGCCCTGACGTACCAGCAGCACCATTAAGTGTCAAACCAGAAGTAATATTAGGTGCTTGTAGTGTCTTATTGGTCAGTGTCTGTGTGTCTGTAGTACCTACAACTGTGCCACTAGGTATGACTTTTTGTGCCGCTGTACCATCTATATTTCCACTTGCATCTGACACAACAAAAGAAGAAGCAGCTATACCAGATAGAGTATTACTATCTGCACTAATAGTTTTATTCGTTAGTGTCTGTGTGTCTGCAGTACCTACAACGGAACCTGTCAATCCACTTACTTCAGCAGCAGATATAGACCCATCTGCCAGTGGTCCACCTGTTGATACAAGCCTTGCTAGTGTTTCTGCTTTACTCACTTTTTACTCCGGTTTAGTAGGCCAAACTACATTCCAAGGGAAAGTGCTTTGTGCTGTGACATCCCTTAATGCCTGTCTATAAGCAGACCATTCATTCGATAAAGCTATACCTGTCTCAGCAGATTTAATGACCATCCAATCTGTTTCAGCTAATTTAGTATCTCTACTAGCTCTTACAGCTTTAGCTTGCTCTGCATCTTTGTTAGCTTTATAGGCAGTTTCTTGCTCTTCAATACTGTGCAGTACACCTTCTTCATCCCTATAATCTATAAATATAGGACCTAGAACATACTTGGTATACCATTTACCATTTACTTGTTCTACACCCTGGCGCATAGAATAATGATAAGGCGATGAGGTACTTGCCTGTGCACCTTCAAAGACAACATCTGCACCCATATCATTTAGCAATGCTTCATTGATTTGGGTAGGGAAGGATGTATTAGGATGTAGTGATCTAAACTCACTTTCGTACATCACTTGACCTGTTGATCTAATTCTAATTTCCATAGATAGCCCTTAAGCAATTGCTAAGAATATAAATGTTCCACCACTTGCATTGATTGCTGCTGGTGCTGTGCTGCTGATCTCAAACCCTGCTGAGTAGGTGTCAATATAGTCAGTGCTGGTGACTTCAGCGGCAGTGCTATTCAAGAGCAGGTAAGGATCGTTGCCGCTGACAATACCTCTAGCTGTATCCCACACATACCAATCACCCGTGCTGTCGGTACGCTTAATCAGTACGAACCTAGCACCGCCAGTGAAGCCACAATCAATCTGCTTAGTGGTGCCAGAGCCTGTGTAGCTACCGACTTTGGATACACCAGCGCAGGTAGCGAAGAGATAGGCAACGTAGGTGGCTGCACTTTTATTAACTATGTCATTGGTTCCTATATATACTTGCGTTGCTGTTGGAAGAACTGGAGTCCCGCTGCTATCAGCAAACTTCCCGTTAAGACCGCCGCCTGCTGCATTAAGGTCTAAATATAAAAATCTACGATCAGGGCTAGAACTTGCGGCAGTACACATAACAGCCCAATTTTCTCCAGTAGCCCCCGCTCTCCATTTAACAATTACAAGTTCAGGCGCAACACCTAAATTGTGATTGAACGTAGTCGCAGAACCCGTCCCCGTGTAGCACACCACATCAAAGAAGCCTGGGGCACGTTGGAGAAAGTAATTTATATAGTTAGTACTGGCTCCATTAAATATAACTTCACCTGCGCCATATGTTATTGACGTTTGACCAAGAGCAGCAACCTGATCGGGTTCGTTAGATTCAACAGATGTATCGCTACTACTAAGAACTCGACAGTCAAGCCCTCTCAGCCTATCAATCCATCTAAAACCGTTAGGAGAATAAGTCCCAGATCGACCTTTTGAAAACTCAAGATCAAAAACAATTCCTGGGCTGACAGTTGTTTGTGCCGAATTGTTGCCAGTGTAAACTGCGGTTTGATACACACTCGTCCCACTCGTCGGCACTTTCATTGGCCCACGGCGAATGGCTATGTAGATGTAGGTTGCTGAGGTGACACGACTTACAGCATTAAACCCTGTGGCAGTAGCGGTGTATCCAACATAATTTGGATTCTCAACCGCACTCGTATTCGGCTGCAAATGCCCATTATTTGAATACGATAGACCACGCATTGAATCTTGCAATTCCCAGTCATTCACTACTGAGGATGTTTTGGTAAGTATCCATTGTGGCTCGTACCCAAGGTTTACCGTAGCATTGCCGCTGCCGTCAGTCGTAAACGACCCACACGAAATCACATTGTCCGTACCACTTAGGCCAAAGCCACCTGCGTTGTGGGCAAAGAGGTAGGCTACATATTGATTACTAGCCGAGCCACCAGAGTCATAAAATCTAGCAGAAGTGCTAGTAACGTCGGAGATTGAACCCTGACCACCAACTTTTGCGCTAGTTAGATTTAGATAAATGTCATCATTCGTGGCTAAGCTTCTGTGATACGCAATCCAGTTATTGGTAGTTGGGGTTCCCGCAATTCGTTTATAAACAATGAATCCAGGGGTAGAACCTAGGTTATGGTTAACCGTTACAAAACCCGTTGAACTACCATTAAATACTTGTATATCAAAGAACTTCGGCTGCTTGCGGAAGGTCCATGAGACGTATGTGGCTGTATTGGTGTTTATTTTAGCTAGCGAGCTAATAGCAAAGCCCGTAGTGTTAAACGCTGTCAGACCAGTGCTTTGCGTTGTCTCGGCAGCAGTGCTGTTGCTGACTAAATCTTTTGTGACTCCCCTTGTAGTATCATATAGCGCATGGTCTGTTGCCCCACTGCGGCCTTTCATCCAAACCAACCCACCCTTCGTAGACAGATCAATCCCGTTGGTGATGGTCTGCGTAGAGCCATTGCCGGTGTACAGGTAAGTTGAGAAAACGTCTTCGATGTAGGCAGGTTCTACTGCCTTTGCAGCAGATGCTAAAGATTTAACTAACATTAAGCATTCCCCACACGAGCACCATACACTTGCGTACTAACTTTCCATAACACAATAACGGTATACCCTGAAGTGTTTAATGTAGGTGCTGAACCATTATCAGTCTTCCATACAACACCTGAACCACCAAAGGTAGCATCAGACCATGTCAGTGTATAAGCAGATCCATCATCAACCATAAGAGTAACTGCTTCACCTGCTACAAAGTTAGTAGCTTTAGGTGTTCTAGCAGCACCTAAAGTAATCAATTGAATAGAACCATTACTAGGATCAATTTCAAAAGCAGCACCGTCTGTAATGGTATAGATGTCTTCTGTAATTGCTCCAACAATAGTAGGATCAGTAAGTGTGCCTGTATTTATAGCAGGACTTGTAAGTGTTTTATTTGTAAGTGTCTGGGTATCTGACGTACCTACTACTGTACCTGTAGGTGCTGTCTTACCTGCCCACGTTGTAAGATCTGCATCATAAGCCTGTACGTCTGTGCCAATCACTAAACCTAAATTAGTTCTAGCAGTAGCAGCACTATTAAGATCAGAAAGATTATTAGTTACTCTTAGGAATCTAGCATCAGCAGTAGCCTGTGTATATGTATCTGCTACATTAAATGCACCATAAGCAACAATATCTATAATGTCACCTGAAGTAGCACCTGTAGCTAGAACAATATTTGTACCACTTGTAGCTGTAAAGTCAGTACCAGAAACTAACTTGACACCATTAAGATATACATCAACAAACCCTACATCATACGTAGCAGAGAAAGTAGTCTGTGAAGATGTAGCTGTATATACATAACGCTCATTAGTACCGTTAACAGCAGAGCCTGTAGCTTTCCATACTGAGCCTGTATACACTCGCATCTCATTGGCTACAGTATCAAAGTACAATGCCCCAGTTAAAAGTGCATTACCATCATTGTCCAGTGTAGGTGCACTAGACTTAGAACCCAAGTAACGATCATCAAAGGCATCATAACTAGCTGCTGCTGAGGATGCAGAACTAGCTGCATTAGAAGCACTTGTAGCGGCATTAGATTCGCTTGTAGCAGCATTAGAAGCACTTGTAGCTGCAGCAGCAGCAGAAGCAGCAGCACTCGCTGTAGAGCCAAATAAAGTGTCTATATAGTTCTTTGTAGCTGCATCCTGAGCACTTGAAGGATCACCCATGCCAGTGATCTTATTTGTACCCATTGCAATAGCACCTATCATCGTACCACCTGACAAGCTTAGCTTTGTAGCATCTGCAGTATCTACATAGACTTTAGTTGCTGCATCCTGATTAGCAGTTGGATTACCTAGACCTGTAATCTTATTCGTACCCATTGCAATAGCACCAGACATCGTGCCACCTGCAAGTGCAAGCTTAGTTGCAATAGAGTTAGTAATTGTCGTAGCAAAGTTGGGATCATCTCCTAATGCTGCTGCAAGTTCATTGAGTGTGTCTAATGTACCAGGAGCAGTATCAATAAGGTTTGATATGGCAGTATCTACATAGTTTTTAGTAGCTGCATCTTGGGCATTAGTCGGGTCAGTAATATTAGTAATCGTAGCTGCACTAGAAGCATCCATATTCAATGTGCCATTGATGGTCACATTGTTGAATGTACTTGATCCAGAGGATGCAGTGACGTTACCTGTTAGATTACCTGTAACATTGCCAGTTACATTACCTGTTAAGTCACCCGTAACATTACCAGTTACTGCACCTGTAAGTGGACCTACAAATCCAGTGGTAGCTGTGATTGTCGTACCAGTGATAGCTTGAGCAGATGCACCACCAATTACAGTACCATCAATCGTACCTGCATTAATATCTGCACTAGCAATGACAGCAGATGTATTTACTGTAAGTGCAGGTGTAGTGACAGAGGTGTTAGCTACAAGTGTAGTAAATGTACCTGCTGCTGCAGTACTACCACCAATGATAGTGGCATCAATAGTACCACCATTAATATCAGCAGTATCAGCTACAAGGCTATCAATGTTGGCTGTACCATCAATGTACAGATCTTTAAACTCAAGTGAAGATGTACCTAAGTCAATATCATTATCAGTGACAGGTACGAATGCACCATCTTGAAATCTTACTTGTTCTACTGCACTAGAACTAACACTGATAAATACACCTACACGATTGTTAGTACTATCAGTAACTACTTTATTGCGATTATTAGAATCTGATATTAAAGGTACATAAGCACCTTCAGCAGCAGTGCCATCATGCCTGTGACCAGATGCTTGAGCAAAGGCATCACGCAATGCATTATATTCATTGTTAATGGGCGTAGCCCTAACAACTGCGGTAGGTACAATATCCGCTGAAGATTGTCTTACATAACCTGCCATGTCATTGTCCTTTGCCGTCTGTCCCTTTAGCGTCTATCATTAAAGGAGTAATTTAAAACAAAACCTTGAATGGTATGACTTGCATTTGTATCATTAGTGACATATCTAAATGCCACAGAGAAACCAGATCCAGAAAAATTAGATTTAACTACAGGTGCAGGATTCCCGTCATAAATAGCTGCTGCATCGTATACTGCTTCGTTGTAGTATGCTGCTGCACCTGCAGTTGTAAATGTAGTATTCTTGGGATTGAAGACATTGATATCTTCAAAATCATATTGCACTGAAAATACAATACTAGAAGCACCTTCACTACGTAAGAAATTGGTAATACTATAAAAGTTCTTTCTTACTGTAGGATCATCAAAATAATAATAAGGAGTTTGATAAACACTTAAAATCTCTGCACTATCAAAACTTGTACCTACTTCCTGTCTTTGTACTTTACCGTTAGCATCACCATGAATTACAATTTCATCAGTACCTATGTAACCACTATCAGCACAAGTAGCAGGTATGCCAAAGATTAAACTGTACTCAAAGCCAAAGCCTTGCTGTGTCTGCCTAAGTCCACCTAATACACCAAACAAACCTTCAGTTGGAATAAAGAATCTAAACTGTGATTTCTTGCGTACTACAATTGAAGTGATTGTTTCTACATCAATACTCTCAGCTACAATGTCAGCTAAGATAGATGAAACAGTAAACTGAATCTGCTTAGATATAGTTTCTAGTTCTACGTCACCAATCCTTGATGTTCCAGCTACAGGTCTAAATCCATCTGGACCAAGGAACATAAGATTACCACCAATCTCTACAACACTATCAGGTACTAAACAACCTAAGTTAAAAGTTACATCACTTAATACAAAGTCAGCTACAGATAATCCATCTAACTTCTTAATAGCATTTTTACCAAAGATATATAAGCTATCCCTGAAATGCTTAATTTGTGTAATCTCAAAACCTACATTGATAACACCTGCACCATTGGCTGGATTAAAGTCAGTTTCAGCTAGAGGAGAAGAGAAATATAAATTGTAAGGTTCTGAAGGATCACCTGCCAGAAATAAATGATTTCTGTAATCATCCGAATACTTAGGTGCAGATGGGGCATTAGCATGTGTTATTTGAGTGTATGTAGTGCCATCATATACAGCAGCAGGATTAACACCATCCGTAAGGCAAAGCTTTCTTACCTGCCAATTAAACTTAGTAAACCTTACTTTCTTAACACCTGTCATTGTAACACTGCCAGGAGTTGTAACAGCTACCCAAGCACTTGTAGCAGAGTTCCAACGATAAAAATAGTTAGTACCCGCTGAAGGTGCTCTACATGCAAAGATGCCATTGTTGACATCTTCAAATACACATACGCCTAATACTTTGCCTGTGCCAGTAACTGTACCGTAATTATTAGCAAAGCCACTAATGCGCCTATAACCGCCAGCAATAGAAGGTTCATAATTTATTAATTGTGTAGCAGATCCTGGATATAGTACAGGTTGAGCTAAAAGATCCCTGTTGGTGTTTAATCCACCTTCACAGTTAACCTTAAAGCCATTGATTCTGTCTGCCATTAGAATGTCCGAGGAGAGTAAGCTGTCTTGGATATAAAGGTAGAAGTCACAAACAAAGGCTCATCTTGCAATAGCCTACGCATGGTCCTAATGCCTTGTTGAAATTTATTCTGAAAGATACTAGCAGCTTGCTCATTAGATCTAAACATCATCAGATACATTTGTGCACCATCGATAATGACATCTTTAAATCTATCGGGGATAATGCAGACATCTGTAGCATTAGTAAGTTCAGTGGGAAACTTCCAATACTTATATTCAATCTCATATGCTTGATCAGGTATTGGTGTTACACCAAACTTAAGATCTTGTGTCTGATAAACAAAATAAGGTGTAGTCCTACCACCCGCACCGGAAGTATCCTCTTCAGGTCTGTATCTTGAAAGATACAAGTTATAGGTTATAGGCTCTAACTTAAATGGTAAGTTATCTGTAGCTGTTAGCTTCTTAAGATAAAAACTATCCCAATCTACACTCGATGCATCTGCAGGTAAACTGTAAACACCTGTACCTATAGTACATGTTTGTATTTCAGTCTCTAGCGTAAAAGGCCATTCTTGAGCATCATGCAATATCTCACGAATAGCGATATTAACTGCATCTTTTGCCAAGGCTTGTATATTTCCTGCAGTAGGAAATTCTGTCTCATCCATAGTTACTTCGTTAATACGCCGAAGTAATTCATTTGCTAATGATAGGTATGTAGCCATGGTTTAGATAATAAAAGGGGGCAATGCCCGAAGACACTGCCCCTGTCAGACTAGCTATTAAGCCAATTGATCACGATCTACATCAACGGGACCAACACGATCTGCAACGCTGCATACAACTGCCCACACACGGATACGTCCAGCAGAGATAGCCGTAGTAGAAGTTGCAATCAGAACGTCAAGCGTGTCTGCTGATGCAAGAATAATAGGCTGGAATGCAGCAGCCTGCTGTGCATACGTACCAACTGCAGTAGCTGCAGCTAGCGTAGCACCATCAATGAAGTTGTCAGCATCAATGCCAGTAACACCGACATCGACAGTAACATCACCAGTGATAGCTGAAAGAACTTCATAACCAGCAGCAAGAATCACAGACTCTGCAGGGATGTCTAGAACTTCTAGAACATCAGTAGCTGCAAGAGCACTGCCTTTGGTGGTTGTAGCCGTAGCAAAGTTAAGCTCGTTTTCAATCACATAAGGCATATTACGAACGGAACGTGCAGGATGCGTACCTGCTTGGATTCCTGGGGATACGTCAACGGTAGCCATTTAAAAATTCCTTTCAGATGAACTTAAATAAGATATAGCACGTTTTAATGTTTCAACATCATCATCAAAATTGCCGAGGGCTATATTACATTTACTACAAAGCAGCCCTCTTACTTTACCTGTTTCATGACAGTGATCAATAAACATTTTCTCACGAGCAGCATTTTTGTTAGATTCAGAATCGCAAATAGCACATTTGTAATTCTGTTTTTCTAGCATGACATAATAGTCATCTACAGTTATGCCATAGGTTCTAACAATAAACGATTTCCATTTGATATGCTCTCTACAAGGTCTACACTGTCCCCTCATAGTTATGCCATTTTTGGCTTTAGAGTCACGCTCTAAATGAAATTGATCTGCTGGCTTAAACACCCCACATGAAGTGCAATGTCTGCCGTTTTCATGTGGGTGTCCTGGGTAAAGTTTTAATGTGTCCATCAAAACATTATAACATAAAGCAATTAGGCTGCGTTATATTTAGCAGTTACAATTGCTTCGGGCCTCAAAATTTTCCTTCCGTACAGATGCATACCACGAACAATGTCAGCAAAACTGTCAGGATCACGATAGCTTTCAGTCTTGGTGATTTGCTGTGCAGTAGCAACAGCAGCTTCATGACCAGCTACAATAACACCGTAGTTGCTGTTCTGGTTAGCAGTACCCGTGGTGCCAGGACCAGTACCAATCTTGGGAAGGTTGTTAGAAACATAAACACGGAAACCGTGGAGGTTGTTAATAACAAGACCATTCTGAAGACCAGAACCACCGAAGTCACTGTTGAGCAAACGGCTGTCTTCGTCTTTAAGGATTTCAATAAAGACGGGATCGACAACCAACCAACGACCAGACGTATCAACAAACTGCTGATCCATCAAGCGTGACATACGTGCAATAACCATTAAAGGCGATGCAGTAGCACTGGGAAGCGAAGATGCGCCAGGAAGACGGGCAGCGAGAGGAATGGAATGATCACCTGCAGATGCAGTAGTGATGTTACCAAAGTCACCCTTCTTAAGCTTCATCGAAGAAAGCAGTTCATCCGAACCTGCAGTAGAGACTGCCTTAGTGCCGGGAGCAGTAGTACGTGCAGTATCAGCGTTAACATGTTTTGCAGACTGATAGAAGCCAGAGAGATAGCCAAGAACGTCTTGGTCATACTGGTCACGCAAGCGATAAGCTGCACGATCAGATGCCATTGCCATGAAGTTTACGTGGCTGTGAGCTGCTTCGATGTCATCAATCTTAAATGCAAAGTAGTTTGCTTGATCAACGACAAGCGTGAAGTCTTCGTCATCAAGATCTTGTGCCGTGATTTGAGTGCCACGAGCATAAGACTGAACAGAAACTTCAGGTTCTTTGATGATCTTAACCGAGTCGCCCATGTTAGCGATCTCACCAAAGTAGTCGCTGTTAGTGATGTCTTCTACGGTTGAAGATTTACGGAATGCAAGCTGTACTTGCTTGCTGTAGATTACGGGAGAAAAATTGCCATTTGGCAGATTGCCGTAGCCTGCGGCTTTTGGAAAGGCCATGATTTATCCTCCTAAGATAAATGAATAAGAATATAAATACGCTTAAACATTCACTACAGAGGCTGATTTAACTAGGTGCAGTAGAACTACTGGGCTAGTAAATGTTCAGGTAAGTCTGATAGTCTATTGTTTTGCGGTTAGATCAGCTATTAAAAATTAAGCTGAATAAAACTTTCTTATGTGTTGCCATTTGTATGTGTGGTTGGCCTTGCAAGTAGCGGCACACTAAATGTGTACACACAAGAAAGTCAGGTGCTCTTGTTATATGTAGCTATTATAAATTTGTCAAGTTACCCAGCTTACTATCGTGCGTGAAGTACTTACTATCGTGCGTGACCTGTCTTGTCATACACAAACTTACCTGCACGAATAGCTGCAATAATAGCTTCTTGGTTCTTCTCATACTCACGGGAAGACATCTTCTCTACCTGTGATTCATAGAACAATCCATCTTCCGATTCAAACTCGACACGAGCTTTATTAGTAGCCCTGACAGTACGTGCTGCAGCGATTGAATCATCTTTGTCTGACTGTCTGCTTCGTTTAGCAGTAATACCCTTGTCAGCTTTGTATAAGTCGATTGCTCTAGCTGCCGATACCGCATCACTCTCATTGTCGTACAACGCACTCTGCACCCAACGAGGCTGCTTTTCAACCCATTCATGGAACTCATCCTGATCACGAATCTTGGCAAAGTCGGGATGCAGACGCATTAGTTCTGCTTCAGCTTT